TATTGTACAAAGTAATTAATTTTGTTTTTTGCTGGATCTTCAACGTTAAAGTTTCTTCTGATCGATAATATTGTTTGATTAACTTCTGCAAAGGTAATGACGTAAGGTAATTTAATTCCCGTAGGTTCACCATTTTCATCTACATCTTCATAACCAGGAAGATCTAGATTAGTATGCATTTCATAAAGAGTGTATTGATCTTCTTGACCATCTTTAGAAATACCTTCAAGTTGTAATTTTTTTTCGTCTAATTGGTTTTCTGTAATTGGGGGTTCACCTAATTTTACATCTCTGTAAAAACCAGCGACTTGTTGTTTTCTTAACTCGTTACCTGACATTTTGATTACATGTACAACTGCTTCAGTGTCTTCTAATGAAGTTGCTGAATAAGGTACAATTAAATCTTCTGCCGGTACGAATTTAGAAACGGCTCTACCTAAAAGCTCGTCATAATAGACTTTCTTGAAAGTAGAGCCGGACAGGGGAAGATAAAATAACATTTGATCAAATTCAGGTTCATATTCTGTCATCTGATCCATAAGTTGATAGTTCATAAAATCTCTAACACGTTTTGATTGTTCTTCTTTAGCGATTGTTACATCACCTAAAATTTGTGTTCTAACCGGACCATCACTTGGTAATAATTCTTTGTAAGCTGTTGCTTGAAATTGTGTTACCGCTTCTGCTAGTACAGGGTGATTAACACCTGATGCACCTTTAAACGGTTCTGTTCTTCTCTCGTATTTGAAACCTAATAATTCTAAACCTTCTCTGTAAGACTGTTCCCAATCTCCTCTTGACTCTTTGTATTCTGTGTATTGATCGTAAAGTTTTGAGCCTAAAGATTGCAACTCACCGTCTGGCATACCCTCAGCTAAATTCGCAAAGTGGCCTTCTGAAGATCGACCGGGGACCGTTGTTGGATCGAATGAAACTTCTGCTCCACCTTCTTCATCCATTACAACTTCACTTGTGTCAGTTGTAATAACTTCTTCACCACCTGGAACAGGTACTTCTTGTTCTTTGAATTGTTCGTCTTTAACTTCTTCGACTGTATTGGGTAATGATTTATCTATGCTATCGACCATATCTCTTTCCTGTTAATTATATTACACCTTTTGGTGGGACTATACTCATAATTCCATCATATGTAAAGTCAGTTTCCTCTTCAGGAGGTTCTACCCCTCTTTGAAGATAAAATGCTCTTTCTCGTTCTTGAGCCTCTGATTGAGACATGGGTATTTCCATATCATCAATTATTGGTAAAGTTTTAGCGTAATCTATTTCAGCTTTTCTATAATCTTTGGTAGCTTCAGGTGTAGACTCTATTTTTTCTTGTAAATATCTGTCAGCAAATTCAGCTTTAAAAGCATCTCCCAATAATCTATCTTTTTTTTGACCAAAATTTTTAAGTGTACCTTCTTCTGTTGCAAGATAAGCTATATCCTCTATGGTTCTAGGTAAGTTAAGTATATCTTGTCCAAATTTTCCAACTGTATAAGTTGTAGCTTGTCCGCCTGATAATCCTTCACCCATAGCTTTAGAAAAATCCATTGCTGCAAATATCGGATCTATAATCATTGCAGCTTTACCAGCACCTCTTGCCACTTTACCACCCGCACTTAAAATATTATCCATAGATCTTAAAATAGAAGGAGGAATTTTTAATCCAGCTTGAGAAAGATCGATAACTCCAGCAAAACTATTAAGTCGAAAACCTTTTGACTTTGCAAATTTTCTTACCTTTAACACATCGTCTACAATTGCTGATCCTTTAGTTTCTATTGCAAAACCTTTTGGACCTTTTGCTAGTTTAAGAATGTTTTGTTGTGAAGGGACGTCAAGATCACTAAAAGCACTTACTAATTTTTTAGGGTCTCCACCTTTTCTAATAAAAGGTACATCAATCTTATTTGTTTTTTGAAATTTAGCAGCTAGTTTATTATAATTGTCTACTCCTGAAAAATCACCCTCTCTCACCACTTGTCTTAAAACTTTAGTAAAAGGCTTATCTATTTTTATGCCTTTTGTTTGATTAAGTGCTCTTTCTAGGTCTTGATAAATACCTGAATATCCTGGGGCTATTTTATGTGTAGCTGATAAACCTACTGCATGGTCTAATACTCCTTTAATATTTTTTACTCTCATTTCTAAATTTCTTGTATGTCTCGGATTAAAGCCCAAGAGAGAGTCTCTAATATTATATTTATAATTTCTTAAAGTTGCATCTTGAAATCTAAATCCATCTTTTTGACTTGTAATATATTTAACAATGTCATCATATTTTTTTCCAGTAGGTGGATTAAATTCTTTACCCATTCCTCTAGGAGCTCTTCGTTGTGCGGAACCTTCTTTTAATGCTTCTAAATATTTAGCTACATCATCGGAAACATTTGTAGCTAATTTTAATTTTTGTGAGTTATTTCCTTTTGAGAATTTAGTTCCATATATATTTTCTGTTAATTTATTTAAAGTTATTTTTGGATTTTTTTTGAATTCATTATTAATTTCTATAACTTTTTCAAATGATCTTCTTGTAATTTTATCTTTTGCAGCAGGAGTTGCATATTCACTTACAGTTGCTCCTTTCATTTTTTTAACTATACCTTCTTGACTTAAAAAGTCAGTTGATTGTTTAGGTATTTTTGGTTGTAAATCTTCAAACAATTTTCCAAGTAGATTTCCTTTACCTTCCTTAAAAGATCCTTTTAAGTCTCCTCTAACATAATACCCATAGTTTCTAACGGCATCTTGTATAGCTTTAGATTTGCCTTTTAATAATCTTACTGCATTTTGTGGAGTAGGATTTTTACTTAAATCATCTAAAAATTTTATAAGTCCTTTTGCACTCTCTGGTTTTAATGCATTATTAGGAATAATATATTTTTTTCCATTGACTATAACGTTTGTAGTTTTAAGTTTATAAGGATTTCTTTCTCGATACCTACGAGTTCTTTCAGCTTCTTTAGATAAATATATAGGATCTCTATTTTTTCCTACTTGTCTTTTTCTTATTCGATATTCTCTAGCTCTGTCAGCTTCTTTTCTTCTTTTTTCAAGTATAGATACAAATAATTCTGACATTATATAAAGGTATCTGCGCCCATGTCTCTGTCAGATCCACCACCACCATAAGTTTGTGAAGAAGCAAAGTTTTGTTCAGATTGTGATCTAGCACTCTCTCCACCTGGACCTCCTGTGAAACCCGCCGCTCTTGCCGCTGCTTGCATCGCAGCTAACTCTTTAGCAGCTTTTTCTTTTCTTTGTTTTTCAAAGAAATCTTCAATCGCTTTTTGTCCTCTATCTTTTAATTGTTTTCCTGCTTTCATAAATTGGTAAGTAGGTGAGAATTGTTTTATCTTATCAAAGAAACTTATTTCTTCTTCTTCAACAGGTACACCTCTTTGTAAATTTAATTTAGCCATAGACTCTCTAAAAGTTAAAGGCTCTTTGGGTGCTCTTGGTGTTATAGTTGTTATACCACCACCATCTCCCCCATCTCCTTGTGGTATGATAGGTAAAATTGGTTTTACAGCTGGTATTCCTGCTGCTGGTTGTTCTGTCATCTCTGTGTAAGTTTGTGGTTCTGATGGGTTAGGTCTATAAGCTTGCATAAGATATTCATCAGCGGTCATTTTAGATTGTAAAGTTGGATTTGATTCATACACATCAATTAAGTTTTGTAATTTAGGATCACGTGGTTGTGGAGTTACATTTCTTGTTACATATCCTCCTATAGCTTTGTCATCTCTAGGTTTGTTTCTGTTTTTAAAATTTTTAATAGCTTCTTTGTTTGATCTCATTAATCTTTTGTATAATTCTCTTGTAGACTCTTGTTGTATAAGTTTAGGATCTACAGGTGGTTTTACTTTTGTAGTCTTAGGAGCTTGTCCAATTTTAACATCACCTTTTTTAATAAGTTGCTGAATACCTTCTGGTTTGGGTTTACCAAATCCAGATTTAGCTGGAGTTTTATTTAATCTAAACCAGTTGCCTTTATCAAATCTATCTGCTGCTTGTACAACTTTTTTAGAATCGATAACTTTCTGTCTTGCTTTCATCTTTAGCTTTAACATATCAAGACCTTTAGGCATAACTCCTCTAGCTGCCCTGTATGCTTTGACCATTAAATTTAATACTTGTAGATATCCCATTAGTAATAGTTATAATTTTTTTTGACTTGCTTTTGATCTTTTTCGTCTTCTGGATGCATAATAAAACCTCCCTGTCTAAATCGCATCACGGCTTGAGTCATACTGTCCACTAAATCGTCATTGTCTCCATATGGAAACGCTGCACACTCTTCTATCACCTCTTCTGCAAATTTATCATCAGGCGCCCAAATTTGCCCTGACTCAAATAAAGGGGCAACGGCGTTTACTCTAGCATGTTTGTCATTTCCTTTGCTAGGTACGTAATTTATAACAGGTATCCCCATTTTTCTCAACTCATAAGTTAAAGGTAGTCCAGATGCTTTACCTTCAATGATAACAGTATCGGGATTCCAATACTTCCACTGATCATAAGCAACCTTCTTAAGTTCTGGAAACTCTAGTCGTTCTTTGTGTGCATCAAGTAGAATTAGATTCGGTCCGCTGTCCTCGCTTGGATAAAAAACTCCCCATGTTGTAATAGCTGAAAAGTCAGCGGTTTCTTTTTTAAGAAACGCTGTGTCATAAGATTGTATAATGTGTTCTAATTTGGGTACATAACCTTTATCCCAAGTCTTCCACCATTCACGTTTAATAATAGATCCTTCTTCTGCAGTGGGATCTTGCATCCACTGTGCATTCCATTTGCCCACGGACAGCGAAGCTTTAACACCTTCAAGTTCTTGTAACTTCCAATACTCAGGCCAAACAGGTTTTCCTGATGGAAGTATAGCTGGAAATTCAATAACTTCCCATTGATCTGATTTTAATTCTTTTTGAGATTTAATTAACATACCTGTTAAATCTTTTGTATTCCATCTCGTCATTACAACTACAATAGAACCACCGGGTTGAAGACGTTGTCTTGGACCTGATGTATACCATTCATAAGCTCTTTCCATTGCCGTCATATTAAGTGCATCTTGCTCAGAGTGTGGGTCATCAATAATAAGTAAATCCGCTCCACGGCCCGTTATGGCCGATCCAACACCGGCTGCATAGTATTCGCCACCTTGCTCGGTTTCCCATTTACCAGCTGCTTGACTGTCCTCTTTTAATCTCGTTTTGAAAACTTGTTGGTATTCTGCGGTATCAATTAAGTTTTTAGCTTTACGTCCAAAGCGGATCGCTAATTCAGTAGTGTGGGTCGTTTGAATTATTTTAAGATCGGGTTTACGTCCTACCATCCACGAGGGTAAGAGGTAAGACGCAAATTCTGATTTCGTATGCCTTGGTGGCATATTAATAATTAATCTTTTTAATTCGCCATTGGCCAAACGATTAAATTTTTCTGAAATTTTTTTATGATGGTCACCTTCTATAAATTCGGGCCAAACATGTTTTACAAAACTAAGAAAATCAGATTTGACTTTGCTTTCAGTTTTTTTCTGACCAAGTTTTATAGCATACTTCATAAACTCTTTTTTAACGTCAGAGGGTAAGCGATCTATAATTTCTTGTTTCATATATTTTTGTGCAGAATTTTTTTAGACTTCTGTTTAACGTGAAAACGATTTTATACCATATCTATCTCTAAAACTAGGAATAAAGGGTAAGTCATTGGGACCCCTTTTTGCGTAGGGGGTTGGGGGGTCAATTGTGGCAAGATTAAGGCAAATCCGTTGGGACCCACTTAAGCCGGGCGAAGCCCGGCGCACAACCTGTGGTTGAATGTTTGAATTGTGGCAAAAATGTGGCGCGATACAACCTATAGTTGATGCATTTATTGCATACAACTAGACGGGGAGCGCCCGAAGGGCGCGACCCATAATGGACAGCCCCCGAAGGGGGCGACCCATTTTGGACACGAAGTCTATTGACACCTATGGGATAATCTGATAGGCGATTTAATCTAACAATACCATATACTGTTTCGCAAAGTATCGTCTAAACCAATTAAGACCCGCTCTCACTTTGTCCCATTGTTTAGAACCGCCTGTGCCTAGTTTCTTATCCTCCATAGTTGCTTTCCATTCCGCGTTTAATATACTTTCATAGACAGCCCTTGCAAACATAGGAAGCGTAATAGATTGTTGTGAGAATCTATTAGTAGCTTTTACTTCTAATGTTTCGTCTCTTGCTGTTGTAGATAGTATTTTAAAAGGCAATTTTATTTTTTTACCTTTATAGTTTACGTGTGTTAACGATAACGCTTTTTCTTCTACGATTGTTTTCATTGTGTCT